TTGGTGTAGTTACCTGCGGCGTTGACCTTACCACCTTCAGCGTACTGGGTGAAGTCAGTACTATCCCTACGGGCCTTTTTCTTGCCCTTTGGCATTTTGGACGGGTCAATGTCGCCCATACCGCGTGAGGCCATCATGGTTCAGCACATCTTTCCACGGGTTTTACCCCGCTGGGCGATACCGTCACCACGGCTAGAAGCCGACGATTTGACTGCGCCGCCGGAAGCCATTCTCTTGACTGCGCCCCCGCGCTTCATGTAATTGCCCGCTTCGTCTTTTGCAAACGGCTTTTTGCGGTTTGCTATACGGTCAATGATTGCTTGAGATTTTGCGGTAGCTTCTGCTTTTTTGGCAGCCGTTTGTTTTCGAGCATCAGCAGCAGCACGTAGTGATGCAACTTTAGCCGCATTGCCTTGAGCAAGACCGGCCTTAGCTTCTGCGGTCTTTAACATCTCCTTGGTTCTTTGGCTGTCCATGTACATTTTGGTAGTCGCCAAAGAATCTACTTTAGCTGCATCACCTTGGGCAAGAGCGGCCTTAGCTTCTTTTGATCTTTCTGCGGCCTTAGCTCTTTGGTCGTCCATGTACGCTTTGGTAGTCGCCAAAGAATCTACTTTAGCTGCATCACCTTGGGCAAGGGCTGCTTTAGCATCTACGGCTGGTGCTTTGGCTACCGGTGCTTCTGCCACAGGTTTTCTGGCTACTACCGGTGCTTCGGCTTTAACTACCGGTGCTTCGGCTTTAACTACCGGTTTTGCTTGGTTTGCAACAACGGAATCGCCGCCTATATAGGATCCGCGTGTGCCCATTGGCACAGGCGCGTTGCGGCCTTCATTGCTGTAGTCTTGACCGGGCATAGCCGCGTTGCGACCTTCATTGCTGTAGTCTTGACCGGGCATAGCTGCATTACGGCCTTCGTTACCCGCGTTTTGCCCGGGTAAGGGAGCGTTACGGCCTTCATTACCGGCACTCTGTCCAGCATCACCTTTATTGCGGTTGTACAAGTACGCACCGCCTAAGCCCAAAGCTGCAAGGGCTGCTAAATCTCGTGCTTTCATGAAGTACTCCTTAGCAGGCCATGCCGCCCTTGTTCATTTTGATTTGCTTAGCTTTGGTCTTGCCTTTAGTAGCAATGCCGTCAGCCGCACGAACAAAACCGCCGGTAGCCATTTTCTTCATTGGCATTGCTGGTTTTTTACCTGCTGCCATTGCTTTTTTCTTGGCAATCATTTCCATGAAAGGGTTTGCTTTAGCCATATCACCACCTCGTTTAAAAGTTTTGCCTTTATCGGCCTTACTGAAATCTTGCCCCACAGACTGTGGGACTCCTACCTTCTTGGCAAACGATGGGTTGTGAGCCACCGCCTCCATGAATTTGTGCTGCTTTGCGCTGCTACTCGGCATCGTCTTTAAACCACCGCTGTACGGTATTGGTTTCCCAAATACGAATACCCATCCAAATAATAGTAAAAACGCCGCCAATAAGTGTTACCACGGGAGTCATCCATCCTAAAAAACCACCAAGGCCCATTATTACGGCAGCGCCATCAGCCATTGTTTTTGCGTCGTGTGCGTCGTTCATAAATACCTGCCTTTTGTTTTGCCTTTGACACAGCAGCCATCAGCACGGCTGGACGCGCTGGATACTTTGCCGCCGGACTTCATGCCTGTTAAATCACGAATCTTACCGCGCAAACTAGTGTCTTTTTTGCCCCGAGTTTCACGTTTGTACTGGTCAGCAAGCTCTCCAATTTTTTGAAGCTGCTTGTCAACATTTTCTTTTTGCTTTGGACGTAGCTCTATTCCTCTTTCTACGTCTATTGCTGCGTCACGCATATATGATGCAGCGTTGCGCCCCTCTCCCGCTGCAAGATTTTCTGCGCGTGTTGCGGCTGGAAAACCACTATACATTCTAGGGATTGCGCCCGTATTCAAATCTTCATATTTAAGCGGTACATATTTTTCCAAGCGTTTTACTGGATCATCAGCCATACTTTACTCCTAGCATTTCCATCTAGCTAAGGAAGCCGCCTTGCGGGTAGGCTTGCCTTTTTCATCTTTCATCGGCCCCGGCATACCTGACATCCGCGCACAAAATGAGTCCTTGCGTTTGCCGCCTTGAGGCTGTGGAGCCTTCAGATTAGACCCTGTAGCTTTATTGTAAACAGCCCGTCCTTTGGCAGTCAGCCCAGCCCCCTTAGAGACCGGTAGCTTCTCGCCCCGGCCTACAGAGAGAACTGGGCCTTTTTTCTTAGCCATAGAACACCGTAATTTTTGCGGTGGCGGGTAGCGTTACGTGTACATCCGTGTAAAACAAAATTCCCTCTCCGGGAATCGTAAACGATAACGGATTCAGTGGTGTAGCGGAAATGTTAAATTGAAGCCGTACAGTTCCAGAAGCGCCGCCGTCCCGAAGAATAATATCTCCCGCCGTACCGCCCCCTAAAAACTGATAGCCTTTAACACGTACACGACCAGACACCATAGTGCCTGTAGCTTCAACGTGTACTGCTTGAACGTCTGTCTGCATCATAATTAATCTCCTGTTATTAGGGGGCCGAAGCCCCCAAGATTAATTACTGCTGAGTGGCGGTTGGGTTAGCTGAACCGTCAGAGTCACGAACGATGTACTCAACAGTGACAGTAATCGTACCGGCAGTAGCGTCAGCAGTAGCTGCGGTAAACGTACCAAAGATAATCGCATCAGTTGTGCCAATGCTGTCATAAACACCTGAAGTAGCCGCTGCAATAGTGGCGGGGGAAGTTTGAACCGCTGAAGTGCCGGTGTTGACCGAGGCCATGTACAAGTTGGCAGTGCCGCTGCTGCCAATGGTAACGCCGCAGTTAGTCGCGCCAGTCAGGGCAACATTAACTTCAAGGCCAAAGCGAACAATCTTAGCGCCCGCAGGTAGCACAAACATCTGTACTGCGGTGGGGGATGCCAAAATAGTGGCTGTGGCTGCGGTATAGGTCTGGGCAACGATAGTTGCGCCCATATTACGGATCGTGCCAGCGGTAGTGCCAGTGGTGTTTTTAACCGTGCCGAGCAGCCAAGGGCCGAGATGAGTTGCGAATCCCATGATAATTCCTTACATACAAGTGAAGTGCATCAATCGGTATGTCGTCTGCCGGGACAGTTTGATGCACCGGAAAGCCCGGAATGGCTGCAATATACACTATTTTCAAGGCGTGTCTAGTACCTTGTTAGACTTTTTTAAATTTTCTTCTTGGGTGATGACTCGCAGGTTCCACGGTACATGTAGCCCGCAGACATAATCGGAACGTAGGGGGATGATGTGGTCTACAACATACTGCTCCCCAGTGGTCTGAGTCATGGTAATGGCAATTTGGTAAATTTGCCTAATTTCAGACTTTTGTTTCCGAGTAAGCCAAGGTGGAGTGGCTAGCCGATGTTTACGCCGCCGCGCCTTTGTATCGGCCTTAATTTGCGTTTTGTTGTTGGCCTTCCAAGTATTCCGGTACTCACGTTTTACTTCTGCTGGGCGTGTATTAGCTGCGAGGATAACCTGCTCTTTGTTAGTTTGATACCACTCGTGCTTAGCGTCTTTTACTGCATTGCGCTTGTTGTAGGCCGCAAAGTAGTCTGCACGAACCACCGCTTGCGCTTGCCACTCAACCCTTAGGCACTCTACGCACACCCCCTTGGTCTTGCGGGGGGCTATATGCCCCTGCTTGCAGGGCTCTCCCGTAAAGTAATACTTGGCTCCCTGTGCTTTGGCTTCGCTGCGGGTCTTGGGTAGGTTTGTGGTGTCCATGTTAGCTCCTAAAACTTAGTTACAGGTAATTAGTGTAGCATAACACAGACAAAGAAAAAGGCCCCGAAGGGCCTTAAAACTAGGGATAAACCCTTGGTTTTTAGGACGAACCGGGCGAACCGAACATGCCCAGAGGATCAGACCAGCCGAAGCTGTAACGCTCACGGGCCTTGTATCTCACATTCCCCGTATCAAAATCACCATCCATTGAGTTAGTCAGCGCAGTACGCTCGAAGTGCTTCAGTCCGTTAGGCACATCAGTACACAAGTACCAACCGTTTGTGTCGGTCAAGAAGTTGTTAATGGTGTAGCCTTCAGGGATTGAACCGTTGTTCTTCAAAGCGTTGATGTCGTTGTCGGTAGTGCCAACACGCAGGCTGGTCTCCAACAGACGAGTAGCAACGAATTGCAGAGCAGGTGGAATAACCAGCTTGCGGGGCTTAGCTGCAATCAACAGGCCGCGCTCATCAGTCCAAGCGGCGATCTGAATAACTGCGTTTTCCAACGAAGTCTCATTCAGGTCAGCATTGGTAGATGGACGGTTGCTGTTTGTCGCACCGTTAACAAGCGGGTGCGCGGTAGAGAACAAAGGCACGCCGTCGCCGCCGTAGTACACGGAGGAGTTGGTAAAACCGTTGTTGATAACCGATGCAGCCTTAACTTGCTTGGTGTACGCCATAGCGCGGGCCAAAGCCTTGGTATAACGAGCCGACAGGGAGTCGTACAAGTTATCTTCCACAGCCTCTTCCGTGATGGAGAAGCCAAGTGCAATGGTTTCATGGCTGTACCGAGCGGTGAACGCTTCTTGCGCATTGTCATAAGCAATGGC